CAACGATGGGTCTTAACTCCAACATTTTTGGAAACTCCGTAATGGATTTAACGAGTTGTCTGAACTTATCGTCTTTAATTGTTCTTGGATTATTGGGGTTCATCTTAATGTCCCCGATTTTTGTTTTTTTTACATTCATAATGTTTGTTTATATTTTTCTATTAATTTCATTTTATAATTCTCATAACAATCAATACAATTTGGATTTGTATTTGTTCCATACAAAAAATCGTAATAGAGATACAAGGTTCTCTTCTCTTCCTCGGTCAAGACATTCCCTTCATTTATGATTTTAAGGACTACCTTGCGTCCTATTTCATCGTTTATAACAGGTTTCTTGCTTCCTTTACAATTACATCCCATAATCTTTTCTATTTTTCCAATCGTTCTTTATTTCATTTCTTACCTTCCGTAAATGATATTGTATTGTTGTTAATGGTATTAGTAATTGTTCTGATAGTTTCTGTGCGGAACACCCTATCTCAACATAACGCTGAAACAATAATGAACTAAACCAATTCATTCCCTTTAATTTATCTTTTATAAACTTTATTTTAATTTCATCTACATCACTATAATCAGTTTCTTCCCTATCTTCAATAATAACATCTTTTGTGATTAATGTAAATCTTTTCCACTCCCTATAAAATTGACTGCCCGTTGAGGTTGCCTGTATTTTCATAGTCCTTGATATATATTTTAATTTTATATCATCATCTAACTTATCCAAAAAATCCAAATCATTCTTTTCCAAAAACTTCTGAATTGTAAAATGTAATATCTCTTCCCCATTTTCTTTATCAATTTTTTTGGATAATGTATTTAATTTATTATAATTCAGGTTCAACCAACTCTTGAATATCATTTTCAATTAATTTTATTGCGTCTGTCATTAACTGACAAGAAGAGTAATTTTCCAACTCCTCAAATACGCTTAAAAAGGATTGTAAAGTTTCAATACATATCATCATTATTAACTTTAAATTATTTCTTTCCATCCCTCCTAATACCTTTATTGTTTCTTCTACCATAACCATTCTAACTCTTTTGACTACTTCAATTTTTTCTTCTGCTGTTAATTCAAAATAAACTCCTTCCTCAATTAATTTTAATTGATTTAAAAACCTCATCATTTTTGGTCTCATCACTATACGAATTATTTTTCTTTTTTCTTTATCTGTCTTCATATAAATATCATCATTAATCAAAAAACCCCGCTAAATCAGAGAATAGGAGTAGAAACTTGATTATCATTGCGGGGTCAATACCAAATTGGTATTTAATCTATTATACTAAATATAGTTCATTTATCCAAATATTTTCTAACATAATGATATATGGTTTGTTTATTTGGAACTTCATACATCTCACAAATCTTTACATACGTTAATCCTTTCTTTCTTAACTCAACCCACTCCATTATTTGTTCTTTTGAGTATTGTGTTGGTTTGCCTCGATGATTATTTTGTTTTTCCATTAACGGAAACTCGGCATCTTTTGTCTTCCAAGGTAATTTATACCATACATTATTTTCTTTATTCTGTTTATATCCAAGTAATACTAAAAATTGTTGAGTCTGTTCCATTTGTGTTTCATCTGCCCAAGTATTTGGTTTCTGTGGAACCCTTTCACTGCCTCCATTTGAGATAGTTTTATTTCTTCTCTTAACTCTATCCCTGTCTAATAAACATCTCTTACATACAACATCATTACTTGTGTAGTATTGGTCTTCAAACTTTTCTAACTCACATATCCTACAAAACTTCATATCCATAAATACTTTCATTAATCAAAAAAACCCAAAAGTTTTTTACGCTTTTGGGCTTCACCAAATAAAATCAATTTCCAAACTCTATTATAAATATACTACATTAATCTATTATAGTCAAATGGATATAGAAACTTTTTTGGGTCGTAGTCATAAAAGTTTTGGAATAACATTTCAAATACTAATGGATGTAAATATTTTGCGTAATGTATTGGGAGGTAAGCCACTTCTTTATTTTTCTTATCTTGGTTTGCATATCTTGTGCTCCAAGTATAATCAGGTTCCCATATCCAATTTATTTCTTCGGGATAATTCTTCAAGTCCCATTCAAATATTCCATTACCACCCGAACAGATGTAAGATATTTCATCATACTTGTTAATGATGGCATCGTATTTATGTTTTTCAATCATATAAGTGTAATACTGACCGCTTCCAAACTCAGGTTCTTTCCTACACTTAAACTCCTTTCCACTATTGGGTGGGAGGTAATAATCTAAACTATCCGTTGCTTCATCACTATTCCTCACCAGGTCAGGGTAAATCGTCTCCTTTAATAATTCGTAGAGTGTTTCCTCTTCCAAGGATAGGAGGTATTTTTGGAGTGCTGGTGTCATATATTTTTGGTTAAGTATTTTGAGTGCTCCTCTATTGAGAAGAAGTTTATTTTTTCTTTCTTACCATACCAACGAATTAAATATACATCACAATCACCCAGTATTGCTGCGGGTAATGATTGAATATACTTGATATGTTCTTCCTTTCCTTCGGTTGAGAGGGTATGAAATTGTTTTATATTCACTTCACCTTCTCTCCATCTTGGTGCTTGACTACCGGTGATTTTAGTTGGGAGTTTCTTTTCTTCTGTTGAAGGTTTTATTTCATTAAGGATATTGCCTCCAAGAGAAATATCATTATTACTTTCAATATTATTTTTTATTAAACACATAATTTTTTTATTTTAATTCTACCCAGTATATACTAGTATATTTCCATATAACATATTTCATATAACATATTTCATATAACATATAACATATAACATATAACAGGTTGTTTAGGTTGATTGGTTTGATTTAGGTTGTTTTGGGTTGTTTAGATGCGTTATTGTTTCCAAGTGGTGCTCCACCTTTAAGTCCATTTAATTTACCATTAATAACTTTTTTATCATACCTCAACTTGTCTGCTTCAATTACAGGTAGGATTGATGTATATAATAATTTCATTGTAGTATTGTTGAAGATTGGTGCTTCATCGTTATTACATTTAAAAACATTTTCAATATAATTGATTATGTCTTCCTTGTTTAGTTCTTTCAACACCTCCAACATTGTGGAGTGTAAAATGATTGAGTTTTTTTTCATTTTGATTTTTTTGGTTTTATGATTTTTATTTTGGGTTTCCCCTTTCAATAAATGTGCTGTAATAGTGGAAAGTATTAAAAAGTTTGAAAATATTTTTTCAATACAAATTTGTTTGGCAATCCACCAAGACATAAAAAAAGTTCCCCCGAAGGGGAACTTGTGTGGTTTAACACCACATCTTCTTATCGTCGTCCCAAGCTAAATCCTTGTTCGCTGTCTCAGGAGTTATGGAAACGATTTTGTTTCGGACGAACTTTCCAACTCTCCAAAAGAAATTGAACTTCACCGAGTAAGAAAAGAGGTATGGTGTTCCTACGAGTGTTATGTCGTATGTAATTCCATTTTCTCCGTTGTCCTTAACCGCTGTAACGATGATGTTGTCTTCATCATCAACCAACTCAACCCAACGTAAATAACCATTTTCTTCCCTATCCTCACCATACCCACTATCGTAGAATAATGGTTCGTTGTAGAGTGCCCATCGGTCAAGTTCTTCTTCTCTTATTTGTGAGAGAATGTCCGACACCTTTCTCATAAAGGTTTCTTGTGATTGACCTTCCTCCGTTTTACCATACCCTTGTTGTTGGATTTGGAACCCAGTCTCATTTGTAAGAACAGGGTTTTTGGAAATGTGATTCCATTGGTTTGGATTGGTGATAATAACATTACCACTCTTGTTAATCTTTTTCATAATGATGAAATGTCCTTTCGGTCTTTGACGGAACCACCCGTTATGTTATGTGAAAGAACTGATTGTGGTCGTTTCCAACCACAACACAAATATGCGGGTTTTTTTTGGATTAGCAATGAGTTTATTGAAATATTTTTTTTTTATTTTTTGATGGAGTGAAATACTGATGGGGTCAGTAATACGGGTGAGACCTTACCAGATCTCCAAAACTACATCTTTACCAACTGACCTAACCCTTTTGTTAGAAACCTACTTGGTGTCCGTAAATTACGTTTATACAGTAATTGAGAAAGATTTGGATTGGCAATGAGTTTGATTATATTTTAATAAAAAAAAAATAGTTTCATAAACTCATTGCGATGTGGAAAATATTTTTTATATTTGTTTCAGGTTTCGGACACTTTGTAATATTCCAAAATATTTATATAAGTGGGGAAACCCAAAATAAACGAAGTAAAAAAAATAGGAGTATGACTTTTACACACAATCAGTTATTACAAATCCGCGTCAATAAAAAAGCCGCTCGTAATGAGTTGGATAAGGCGGGATTGAATGATTGGAAATTAACAACCAAGTTGGAAGGTAATAATGAACCACCAACAAAAATCAACCGAGATACTAAAACAATTAGTATTGATAAATTAATTCTTTCTTCAATACCCGAAGACAAGTTCATCTACACCTTTCTAACGAAGATAGATGAGATTAAGAAACCCAAATTAACTGCACCTACACCTGTTAAATTAATTAATAGTGATGATGAGTTGGATAATGTTAAATCCCAAGCAGAAGATGTATTAACACAATACAACTTAATTGATGCGGGATGGGGTTTCACTTGGAAAGACGAACCTAAGACATACTTGGGTGTATGTAATTTCAAGTATAAACAAATTTCCCTTAACAAGAGATGGATTAAGGTTCTCCCTCCTGAAGAAATTACTGACGTAATTCTTCACGAGGTCGCTCACGCCCTCGTTGGTGCAAGAGAACGACACAATAACGTATGGAAGAGTAAGTGTAGGGAGATTGGTGCAAGACCTTCTGCCCGTAGTGATTTTTCTTGGGGGTCTCAACAAAAGGATTTGGAGATGTATGAAAAACTTGGTATTAAAAAGTGGATTCCAAAATACATTATGACTTGTCCTGAATGTGGTAAAGAAAGTTATACACAAAAAAACACACCAACCTCTTGCGGAAGATGCAGTAATGTGTATGATGAAAAATATAAAATGGTAGTTAGAAAATATAAATCAAATTAAGATGAAAGATATAAATGAAATAATAAATGAATTAAGACAACATCCTGATTATGTTGCGTCTTCAATATGGACGACTGAATTAGTAAGACAAGAAATATACAACCGAGTTGAAAGCGTTTTAGAAGATTGTTGTATAGATTATATTGTAGATGAAATATACACAAGAAACATAAACAGAATATATAAATCTATTGATTATTGTTATGATAATGGTTTTGAAATGAACGACATACTTGATGAGGTCAATATTCAAGAAGAGATTGAAGAAATAAACGAAGAATTAAAAAACAAATTAGTATGATAAAGTTATGTAGTATTTGTAAGACATACAAAATAAAAGAAGATTTTCACAATAACAAATCCCAAATTGACGGATTGGGTTCTTGGTGTAAGGAGTGCAGTAGTAAGTATTATTCACAACGAAATAAAAATAAAAAAATGGAAAAACAAAAAAACACAAACCAAGTGGTGAGAACACCACAGGAGTTAATGACCGAAGATTTAAATAAAAAAATGACTGAATGGAAAGACCGACAACACAAGGAGTTATTGGAAACTGAAAAACAAAAAATTAAAGACCTCGTAGTAGGTGATGTCCCGAAACAAGATATTGAAAAGTGGTGGGACGGATGCAAGAATTATTATTTACAAAACAAAAACCCAAACATTATGAGTGAAGAAGAACAATTCAAGAACAAGATTGATGTATTGAAGACAGCCCACTCTCGGATGCACAACGAATTACAAAATCTAAAAAGTGATTTTGATAAGTTCCGTTTGAGTTATGAAATACAAATCGGTGATTTGAAAAACCAAATTAAAGACCTACAAAATCCTTTGAGTGATGTTGAGGCCGTTAAAGAAAAACTTTACGAACTACCTGAACGATTAATTCATAACAACGAGTATGTTGCCGTTGTAAGTGAAGTGATTAACGCGGAGGGAGTGAAATGGAATGGTAAAGATTATTGTAATTGGGAATTGAAATTATTTGGTAAGGAAGAAAAGTTTTACGCTTTCTGTCCTTGTGAAAATATAGTGGAGTTTGGGAGTAGGGTTAGATTCACTTATACGCATCCCGTTCAATTAAAGAAATTAAGAGTATTACCTGAAACATATAAATTAAAATTAAAATAAAATCAAAACAAAATGGAAGTAAAAAAATGGAATGACCTACCTTACGGGTTTGACAGAACACAGGGTTTCAAAGAAACCACTCAACCAATCATAACAAGAACCACCGCTTTAACACAGACATTGGAACTAATCAAGTTATTTAACATTCAGGTCTCCGTAGTGGAATTGTTTAACCTACAAAAGGAGATGTTTGAGTATTTGGAAACAGGACAAACAGGGGTGTTTAAAACCCTTCACACCAAGACAGGTGGTAAGTCCAAGGTGGTAGAACCCACTGAAAATCAGTCAGTTATAACTTTATAAAAAAAACATTGAAAAACTCATTGCTCTTCGGAGTAATGGGCGTTTCTTTGTGGTTCAATAAAGGTAAAAACGAAAGCCCCGACCTCGCATCCAAAAGATAGACGAGTATTAACAATGATGATTTACCCATTTTTGAATTAATACGATTAGGTCGGGGTTAGTAGTTTTAATTGATAAAGAATAAAACAAAACGATTATGAAAAGATTAACTGATGAAGAACTGAAACAACTACCCGAGAACGAGTTTTTTGACTACCTTGATGCTTTAACAAAAGTATTGAACGAGAACAAAAAATCACTACCGACCTTTATGGTTAAGAAATATACTTACGGAACCTCCGCCATACAGGGACAGAAGGTTGGAACCGATACGGCTTTCAAGAATGTTTCGTATGATAGATGTATTGAGATTGGTAAAAAATTAAAAACAAATTAAATGGAAAAAGATATAAAAAAATTGAAAAAAGATTTAGAAAAAGAAATGTTAGAAATAGTTGATGTAACACTAACTAAAAATGACCTTGCTTGTATTAAAATCAATTTACGAAAAGAAATTAAAAATACCCCTACTGATTATATAGGTAAGATAGAATATATCAATTCTATTATTAGTAAGTTAAAATAATTTCCCCCCAAGGGTAATAACGAACACCCCGACCACAGGTTCCATTTTATTTTTTTAATTTTGTTTTAGTATGTTAAGGTCGGGGTTAGTAGTTTTAAGACGATTTAAGGTCGTCTTTTTTTGTGCCTCACACTTTCCTCACCAAATAAAGAAAGTCCCAAAATGGAACTCTAATTAATGATTAATGTGGGTTTATCCCATCACTGACATATGTAATGTAATTTAATGATGGATTATTTTACTTAAATGAATTAACCTTACTTTCCGACCAACTTAACGCGGATTTTCCTCCCCATAACAAAAAAGATATATATCCACAATCTGTATTGTCGTCTGAACTATCGTAATAGGTTTCTGCTCTACTCAAATAACTATACATCCTCTTAATTGTTTCTTCACTGATTGGTTCTCCTTGCGCTAATTGTTGCGCTCTTACTTTCCCAACCTGTGTAGCACATTTGTTTCCATTTTCTTTATTAAGTTCAATTCCTCTTTTCGCGTTATTTTTTACAGCATCAGGATAATCACTATAACTCTTGAAATGTTTTTTATTATATTTTTTTATAAATGAAAAAAATGTCGTCATAAGTTTATGAACTTAAATATTATGTTATGTTTATGGTCGTAATATCTATATACCATTTCCGCTACTTGTAATTCTATTTTGGTTCGGAAGAATTGTAAATCTTTTCTCATATACTACCTTTTAATTTTCTGTTCTCTTGTTTCAAACTATCAATCGTTAATTCCAACCGAACAATATGTGTAGATAAATCTTCAACCTTTCTACTTAAATCATCAATAAGTGTTTGATATATTGTTAATGACTTTTCAAGATTTTCAAGACGACCGCCTTCAATTTCATTTTTTGATTTTCTATATCCAAGAACATATCCAATAAGGGAAGTTCCTGCTGATAATAGTATTTGTAATAGTATGTCTTTCATATTTTTTTTTTATATATCACAACCCGGTGGGTCTGTGTGCGCTAATTCACTATATCTATCAGCACCAGGGAAATAAACACTACGATAAGAATAATCATCAAAGTGGATGCCTGAAAAATAGTTCGCTCTTCTTTTACTCCTTACAACTTGATTAGAGTTTGATTGTGCAATTAATGGATATAATCCTAAATTAATACGGATATACTCTTGTAATTGTTTCCTGTATGTTTCACTTCTGTTGGTAAGCATAGAACGAAGAAACTTTAATTCTTCAATACTAACACCCTTACGACCATCTCCATCGGTTCCTGTCGTAACACCATTATTAACCATCTTCATATACATACTTACAGTAGTTTCAAGTGCAGAAAGCCATATTAAAAACGGCTGTATGTAGTCCATTAAGTATGTTTCATTTTGTGTTAGAGCATCACCATCACCTATCTTTTGTATAAGTTCGGAGTATTGTAAATCACCCAATATCTGTCTCACTTGTTCTTGTGCGATAAAGATGTTCGGACGAATTGTATGTGTGTCTAAGTTTTGTGAAATGGAAGTCATTTGAACTACTCTTTCCACTGAAACCATCATTACTAATGTTGCCATAATTAAATTGTTTGTTGTTCTTCTTCTTCTCCTAACCAAATATTCATATCCTCGTTGGTTAATCCATAACCAGTTTGTAACATTTGAGTTGCTTGAAGTCTGTTTATTTTTCCTTTATTAAACTCTCGTATAATTCTCATTAACGCTTGATATTCTCTACCCTTCAATCCTTTAATGTTTTGGTTAATAGACATTTCACTTTCTTGTTGTGGTAATGTTTGTTTAACTCCTGCATCGCCAGGTAATTCATCAATATCCAAGATTGGGTTTTGTTCTAAAATTAATTTAACTTTTGTTTTTGTTTTTAAGTATATCTATTTTTCTAACTCACCTAATATAACTCGTTGAACGGGCTTACAACTTGTATTAATGAAATGATTATATGATATAAGTATTTCATCCTTGTTGTTTCCCAATCCATTACCACCTAAATCTCTAATACCTAATAGTAATGGAGATGTGATTTGGTGTGCTGTAATTACATTTTGTGTTATTTGTGATTGTATGTTGTTATATAATCCGTCAGTCGTTGTTGGAGTAATAATATCTACTTGGGGTTTTTGTTCTGACGATTCAATAAAGTTTAGGAAAAACTTTTGTCCGTTGGTTCCACCATACATTGTTTTTAATTTCTCCAATATATTTTGTCTTTCTTCGGGTGGTGGTATTTCTCCAACCAAACTTAAAGCCATAGATGGTGTTAAGTTTGATTGTATTGATGTAAGGTGATGATTAACAACCTCTATTGCTAATTGTAATGATGGAACACAACTAATGTAAGATGGGAAACCATAATAGAAAGTTCCATTAGGTTCATAATCTCTATAATAAAATATTTGTTGCGCATTATCTGTGTCGTTCATAGAAAAAGCATAAACCTCTCTTGGTTTATATCTTGGTTCTCTATACTTATCCCAATTTTCACTTACGTAATAACATCTTACAACATCATCTTCTCCTGCTTTACCTGAACGGATTTTATCCACAGGCATATGATAAAAATGTGCTATACCTCCGTCATTACTACGAACAATTTGTGATGAGAACGAACCCAATACAAGATAATCCTTTACCATTTTTTTATATACGGAATATAAATCTTCATATGGATTAGCCATCTCAATTAATTGTTGATGTGAAGGGTCTTCTGTTGTTAAACTCTTACCTTGAACTCCCATTATTTTTGATTGAAGACAAGCCCTGTGTATTGGAACATTTTGATAGAACACTTGAAATGAACTATACAGATTATTATTTTCACCATACCTCACCCAAGGGTCATTTTTAGTTATTTCAATGTATATCGGCAATCTTGCCGCTCCATCAAAATTGAAACTATCTAATGTTATTTTATTTTTATTACTCATATATTATAAATATAATCTTTTTTTCGTTTATCCTGAATATTTTAATTATATAGGATTTATGATTTGATAAGCAACAACATCTGTGTCACCATTATGGTTTGATGTTATTGTAAATGTTCCACTACCTTTTGAACTTACTACTACTGGTCCTGCGTTAGGATGATTGTTAGTTTGTTTGGTTAAGAATATCATACTACCTGTTGTTACTAATGTATTTGATATTGTAGCAGTACCAGGGTTTGCACCATCTAACGCTATCGTTCCCATCGTCTTATTTGAACCTGATGAGAACATTACATCACTTGTAACTCTTAATGAACCTGTGATAGTTAAACTATCACTCATTCTAATAGGTTGAGATGTTCTTTTAGTAATAAAACTTGTGTCAAAATTACCTAACGACATAAATGAACTTATGTTAGTTTCAGGTGCGTCATACCCACCTAATATAACATTACCTGTTCCTCCTGTAATTGTTGTGTAATTTCTTCCAACAAATGTATTATTACTACCACTAATAAATTGACTACCGCCTGTATGTAAAAATACATTACCTGAACCACTTTCAAAACTTTGCCCACCATATTGACCGAATAAAAAGTTTCCTGCTGTGTCTGGATTATTAAGAAAGTTCTGTCCTGCTTCTCTACCTATTTGTATATTACCATTTCTAATTCCTAAACCAACTCCTTGTGTGTAATTTATTGACACATCATTAGCGGTTCCTAATGTGTAAGATGAACTAAATGTAATTGGATTGTCTGTTATTTTTAATTGGGCTCCTGTTAATGTAATACCATTACTTACATTTAACGCTCCTGTTATAGATTGTTCTACACCTGACCCTGTGGTTATTAAACCATTTCTATTTCCATCTCCAAGCGGAACACCATTAACAGAATAAGTCCCTGTTATATCTAATGAACCTGATATTGTTGCGTTTCCAACAATAGTAAGAGGGTTATTACCTTCCTTGAAAAGAAATGAATTATTATTTCCTGCTCCTATTGAAAATAAATTATTAACCTCTGTTCCTGAAAATCTTATATCATTAAAACCACCAATAATAAAGTTTCCTGAACCTGTTTGGAATGATGGTGATGTTCCAATAAATGTATTATTACTACCTGACTTTAACCCTACATTTGATGTAAAGAAAGTATTATTACTACCTGACCTAAAAGCGTTAGTATTACCACCAAATTGAAATAAGTTTATACTACCACTTGCCACACCAAACTCTGTATCTACTTGGTCCATATTAGTAACACCTACCAATAACTTATTGAGTTGTTCGCTTTTATATAATACATTACGAGAATAAAAATCTTGTATTTGTGCGTCGTCATTACCTCTATCAAGTTTTAATGAACCACTTGTAATTCTTAATGAACCTGATATTTCTTGTGGATTAAACATACTATAAGAACCTGTTGTGATTAAACCATTCCTATTACTACTTTCCAAAGGAAGACCATTAAGATTGATTGAACCTGATACATTTACTGAACCTGATACTCCAACTGAACCTGTAATATTTGCTGCTTTATTACTACTATCAAAAGAACCAATAATTAATGATGGTGGGTGACCGAAATTAGTTGATGGACCTATTTGAACTGAACCTGTTATTACTTGTGTCTGTCCTGCTGACCCTGTTGTGATTAAACCATTTCTATCTGACGCAACTGAACCTGTTACAACATTTAAACCATTAACTTGTAATGAACCTGATATTGAAACTGAACCTGTAATTCTTGTATTGTTACTACTATCAATATGTAAGGCGTTTCTTCTTGCTCCTGCTGATGTTCCTGTTCCAACAACAAATACCGAGGTTTCACTACTTTCTTGAAGAGAACCCGTTGCGTTAAATCTACCTATAAATGTTGAACCTCCGTTTGTTGTTGCTGGGCTTGAAGCAGAAACCATTAAGTTATTTCCATAAATCATTGTGTTGGTTAAAATGGTTGATGTTCCACCAACATATGATGAAGAAATAATATTTTGGTTTCCTCCAACAAAACTTTGAACTACACCGCGCATCTGACTTGAATTACTACCTGAAAGATATACAACATTACTGTTTCCCAAAAACATATTTCTTGAAACAAATGGTGTAGGATTTGCTGATGATGAATAATGATTATCTACCGTTAATGAATTAAGACCAACTGAAATGTTCCTATCAAAAGTAAAAGATGATGATATATGATTTAAGGTAGTTGTTCCATTAATAATATTAGATGTTATATTTTGATTAGAAATAGATGTAATATTATTTTGATTAGAGGTAAAAATATTACCCATAAAAATATTACCGTTAATATTACCTGAACCTGATTGATGGTTGATAGTAACAGAACCATTGCCTACTGTTAAATTGTTTGTAAAATTAGGTGTTCCAGCCGAGATTGACGATGTGATATAATTTAATCTTATTGTTGTTCCTGCGGATATATTATTACTTATACTTGGTTTTAATAATGAACCTGTTGATAATAATATTGGTGCTCTTAATATGTTTCCTGAACCTGATATAAAACCATAATAACCAGGAAAATAACCTGTATAATATTTTCCATATACCACAATATTATTTGAACCACTTATAACTAATGAACCTGTTTGTTCTATTTGTATTGCGTCATCTTGCGCACCAAATATTAAATTACCATTATTAGATGAACTTACATTACTAAAATCAGTTGTTTGTTGTGATGATTGTAAAAATATATCTCCAATTTGTTTTGTTGTTCCACTTACATCTAATGAACCTGTAATACCTAACCCTCTTTTAAATTGAGGAGGTGGATTGGTTCCTGTGTTTTGTGGTATTTGTAACCAAGTATTAAATACAAAAGTGTCCGAAGGTAAATCTCTAAACTCACTACCACTATCTAATGTTGATACTACATTAAAACAATCATAACCACCACCATCAACATATTGTTCGTAAGCAACTGATGATGTGCCTATTGCTTGAATAGTTGTAGGTGAGAACCATTGTTTTGTTGTTTGTGGATATGTTGCAACTTGTAATACACCATTAGAAATGTATTGGTCTCCATTAACTGTTAATGAACCTGTTATATCAACTGGTCCTGTTGGTATTTTAATTGTCCCAAATAATGTTTGTGTGTCGTTACTTGCGTCTCCAAATTGATTTGAACCACTTGAATATATAACTGACGCTGTCTCGTATATCGTTTCTAAATAAGTAAATGATGCGGAGTTTGCAGTAATATTACCATTAATATTTAATGAACCTGTTATACCTAAATCATTTGTTGTGTTCCATATTGAACCTGTTAGTGCGAATAAACTATCACCACTTGTTCCTGATGAACCATCTGTTCCACTACTACCTGTTGAACCTGAACTACCTGACGCTCCACTCGTTCCACTTGAACCTGAACTACCTGCTGCTCCACTCGTTCCTGATGTTCCGTTTGTTCCGTTTGTAATAGGAACATTATTGATATAAAAACTACCTGATATATTAACTTGTGTTTGACTTACTTGTATAGGAATATTATTTCCCAATCCATCTTGTAATGATTGTGTAACGGATGTAACGCCCGTAGTTGAATTACTTAATTTTATTAAACCTTGGTAGGTTTGACTAATATTATTTCCGTATAATGTGCTCATATTATTATATATGTTTTTTTAATTAATTAACAACTGGATTTGGAGTTTCCCAATTAAAGTTTGCGTTATTCCAAAATACAATTGCTTCGTTCCACTTCAACCCAAAACACACCAAATCAGGATTATAAAAAATAACTGCTTCTGCGTCTTCATTATCACTTAAATATGTTTCATAACATATCTCATCATCAATATTATATACTACCGCCTCAGCGTTTTTTTTTTGGTCGTTATATAAACTATAACATAATTCGTTTTGTTCCACCCATCCTAATCCTGTTTCTACAACACTATTAGATAGTAATGGATTTAAGTTTGTTGGACTTACTTGGTCGTATATTGTATATGTATGTTGTCCTTGTTTGATATGAATATTACAAGTTGAACCTGTTAATACTATTGGTTCTAATGGAAATGTTGTAAAAGTGAATGTGTCAAATCTCCCTGCGTGAGGGACATCCGAAGGATATGGAATGAAATAAATCTTATCTCTTGTTTCTAAATTAGTTAATACCCACAAAAAAGTTGGGTTCTCTAATTCACTTTCATTACTTACCGTTACATCAAGATTGTTAGTATTATTATAAAGTATGTGTAGCATATCTAAAAAAAAGGGCGGAACTTGTGCTCCACCCTATTTTGGTTTTTTATTTCTTATTAAGCCGCTGTTACTGTAATACCAGTAAGTGCCGCTTGTAAGTTATTATTCGTTACTTCAACAAAAGATGAAGGATTTTGTTGTAAGAAAGTTAAAGTTACATCATATCCTTGTCTATCCGTATAAGCAGTTCCGCTTGCAAGGTTAATTGCAGTTGCGTCTCCGCCGTCAAAATCTACACCGAATAAAATATATTCATCTTTATTTGTTCTTACGATTGCTTGTATTGTCCCTGATTTTGCTAATAATGAAAATTGGTTTCTTAATTGACTATTGAAGTCCCTGAATAAAGCAGTAATTGTTTGTGTATAAACTACTGTCCCTGATGCAGGGTCTGCCGCCATCGTTTCAGCGAAATTACTACCGCCTCTATAAAGTTGAAACTCTACCAAGGTTCCTGTTCCTGCTATATCAGACACCACCTCATTGTTGGTTCCGCCTGATGTATAAGTTACACCTGTAATAATATCACTAAATAAAAATAGACTCCTAATTCCTCCAACTCCACCTTTACACCCAAGAGAATAAGCTGTGGTTACTGAACACGCCATTGTATATATATTTAATTTTTTTTATTTATTTTTGTTAAAGGGGACTTTCACCCCTTTTGTTTTTTTTTATAATTACGCTAAACCATTTGATGCAATAACGTCCGCTCCTGTTTGAGCACCGATACGATATTGACACTTCATACGAACGATTTGATTATCCATACTATACCACATTTTGAATGAAGAGAAGTCTGTTAATAAATCTGTTCCTATATAGAAGTTAGATTTTTTTGATGTAAATATTCTGTTAGAACCTGTAAGTCCGTGCACAGGTAATACCATAAAATTAGAACCCGGATGTAATATCCCTGTCTGTCCGTCACCAGGACTTGTAAGATAGAAATAGTTTTTATCTCTCACCCAAATTGTGTATTTACGGAAGTTACTCCAAGACATTGCTACTATACCATCTTTTGCTGCTGCGATTGCATCAGGTAAAGCTGCGATTAAAGCATCAACACTATTACCAATATCAGATGAAGTTACACCTGATGCTGATGCTACATAAGTAACATTATCACCTGTATAACCTGTTCCTGTTAATTTCAAGAAACCATCATAACCTGTAGTTCCTGTTGTTGCTTGGAATAAATCCAACTCAATTGCTTCCTTAACTTGTTGAACCTTGTAATTAACAAGATATTCTTCAAATGGAATATCAGAAGGACTATCGTAGTATTGACCTGGTTTCAATAATGTTTGATACCAAAATGACTCTAAATCATCTGTGCATAATTCCTCTTGGAATTGATTTTTTACCGATGTAATTGATTTTTGTGTGAAGGTAGTTGAATTACCACTGAAAGGTGCCCATCCACAACCACCTGCTTGCGCTGTTAATGAAGAAGACAATACGTTTAATTCTTGTGTTCCTTTTACATTTGGAATAACTTGAACTTGTGATGCCCAGTCTCCTGTTAAAATACTTTCACTAATTAATTGATTAGTGCGTTGTTCTGTATAAGATTGTAGTCCTGTTAAATCAAAACTAAAATTATATTTTTTTAAATTGCTCATTTATTTTTTTTTTATTTTTTTTTATTTATTATTGTGAGTTTCTCATTTTTTCAATCATTTCCACTCTCGAGTTTGTTCCACTACCAAATTGATAATTATTATTGTAATTACCTTGGTTTCTTTTAATTGGTTCGTCTTTTGGTTGTTTTGAGAACTTACCTAACTCTTCTTTCATTTTAGTATAGTTGTCTCCCATCTCGCCCATTTTCTTTTTAAGTTCTTCAACTGCTGCCATTACCTCGGCCATTACTTGTTGAATGTTCTTACTACTACCATCGGTAGTTTCATCAATGGACTTATCGCCCATTTTTTCTTCTTCTTTTTCTTTTTCCATTGGTTTCATTTTATCTTCTAATTTTTCTTCTTCCATTGGTTTCACTTCAACGATTTTTCCTGTTTCATCAACGACAACAATTACACCTGACTTTAACGCGTGTTCTCCTGATGGGGGTAATAATTCTTCACCATCTTTCATAATACGAATATCTTGTCCTGCTTCAATTTTGTCTCCTGATATGGATACTTCCGTTCCATCAACCAAGGCGTCAGCCATAAACTTTAATTTAGTTTCGTTCATTTTTTCTTGTTTTATTTCTTCTTTTATTCTTTGCGGGACACTTGGACTATCAAGTATTTCATCGGCTGTGTATATTGAACCGATAAATCCTGCTGCTACTTTTAATGTTCTTCCTGCTAATATATACTCACCATCTTCAAGAGGGTTCATACTATCATCTTCGTTTTGCTTAAAAACTTTTGCTCCTTCTTTCAATTCACCATTAACAACTACAACACTACCATCAAGTAATGTGTATTTTGTAAATGTTTCTTTACTCCAAGTGAATAACCAGTTTTTAATTTGTTCTAATTTTTCTGATGCGTTCATACTAATCATTTAATAATTTAACTATCTCATTTAATATATATTCGTCATAACCTATTTTGGTGTTATAAAACTGAACTAATTTAGAACTAAAATATCCTTCAAGTGAAAATCCTTTAACGACACCACTTTCAACATACTTTTCATAATCATCCTTATCTTCAATTTTTACAATTCCAAACCAAGTTCCAACTGGTAATGTATAACCATATTGTTGGGATTTATCATTTTCAGGGTCTGTGATAATCCAACTTTCTACTAATGTAGTATTTTTTAGAGGTTCATTTGGGTTATGTTCTATATTTGCGTTAGACACATATTTGTCTTTCATATACTTATACGCTATACTTTCAGTTGTCTTTTTACTGAAAAACACATAATACTCACCACCCGTTATTGGTTCTCTTCTATAAATTAATTTATCAGGGATTAATATAGGTCCTGCTAATAATTGTTTTTTTGTTTGTTCGTCCTTGAATGTTTCTTTATCTAAGGCGGTAAATGAAACCTCATTTGAGAATTGACCTACTCCTGCGTTTCTTCTTGTTGAAGGTTTAGGATTGTTTAATGTTCTTTCGTTCATATTACTACCTGCTTCCTGTGCTTTCCTTCCTCTATTTTCTGACGCTATTCTCTTCAATGTTTTTTCGTTGTCTTCATTAAACACTTCTTGATACGTAACCATAATCCATATATGTCCGCAGTTAGGTCCTCCGAACTTGAAGAAACATTCACCCCAAGTGTTAGGATAAGTGTCCTGAAACCCGTTTTTGATGGTGTTGTCTATCTGCTCAAATGTATATACCTTATCACTATCAATCATTCTTTTACAAAACTTTCTTGATGTAGGTAATATTGATGGACGACCTGGTCTTGCGACATAACGGAAACGAACTTTATATTTACCCATACCATCTTGATAATCCAAAAGTGATTTTCCCATTCTATCAGCATCAGGTTCATAACCTCTACCAATACTAATACTACCAAAAGTTTCCTTCAATAGATTAACATTAATGTTTCCAAGTGCTTTTACATCTTTAACAACATATCCTCCCATTAAAAAGTTTCTGTGTGTTATACCTACCTTTTCAAACTCTTCTAATACCATATCACTTTGCTCTTCTGATAATGTTATGGTAGTTTTATTTTCATCACCGAACAATAATTGTTCTGCGGAAAAGGCGTAAAAATTGCTCTCGTGAGCAGGTTGTTCTACGAGTGCGATTGCATCACCACCCGCTAAACTTTCATCTTCATCTATTAGTAATTCAACTATTTTCATATTATATAAGTATTAAAATAAACTCCTTTCTTTTATTATTCTATCAGTTTCTTGTTGTGAAGACATTTCTGATGCTACAACATAGGTCTTAATGATTGGTTGATAATTACCATTCAATGTATTACTATTTCCCGTAGTAGTCAAGTCTCCAACTCCACCACCAAGTCCATTAATCCTATCTAATGTTGGTCTAAACATCATTGTTGATGCTCTATTAACAACATATTCTCCTCCTTCTAATTCACCATAAGGAGTTGTTATACCTCCGTTTTGATGTAAAGGTCCTTGTAATATTCCTCCAAATTGTTTCTTTTCTTTTTGTTTGAAAGCACTATTAATTCCTGCAATACCTGTTCCTGCGGATATTCCTATTGAACCTATTGCAACTCCTGCGTTTAATCGGTTTGCCGCTAATAATGATGTTCTTGTTGCTTGCTCAATAAAGAAGGCGGGGTTTGGAAATATGAAAGGAGGGATGCCGATAGTTGGTGGTTGTGTTGTATAGGCTTTCCTAATGTTAAAGGCCACTGCGTTTGAACTAATTACTACTTGTGCGATTGCTGCCGCCTTCTCTAATAACAATCCAACGATTGCTAATTCTTTACTATCTCCTGCTAAACCTTGTAATGTGCTTCCTAATGAACCAACGGCATCTGCCACAGACATTTTGTTTTGTATGATTGCGTCAGTGTAGGCTTTATCTAAATCCGCCATCATAGTTGCGAAACCTTTTTCTTGCTCTAATTGTTTTTGTTTTTTAGATAAGTCCCTTGCTAATCCTGCTTCTGTAATTAGATTTTCATTTTCAACATTTAATTCTTCATTAAGTGCTTCTTGTTCTCTATAAGCGTTTATATATTCTTCAAATCCAAGTAATTGACCTGCATAATTGATTTGTAATTGTGCTAATCTTTTTGTTCCTGCATCTTCATCGTCCTTTTGTTTTTGTTGAAGGTTTTTAATATTATTTTCAACAGATGTTGCATCAAACTCTTCTTGTGTAATTTGACCTTTAATCAACTTTTCAGTTAATATTTGAGTTTCTTTTCTTGCGGTTTGTGTTCTTCTTTTTAATATTTTATCTTCTTCTTTATCAAGATATTTGTCTAACTCAACTAATAATTTTTCATAACCTTCTTTTCTTTCTTTTAGTATTTCTTCTTCTGTCTTTACAACTACTTTCTTAACTTCCTTAATACCTTTTTTCTTATCCTCTTCAATCTTTTCATTATTCTTTTTTGTCTCACCATTAATTCTTGCTTCTTCATTATAACCATCAATTAACATTTGTGATTTAAGTGCGTCTATTTTTTTTGCCGCTTCACTCCTTGCTAATAACGCTTCTTTATATCCTTCTGTTGCTTGTTCTTCATTAGTCCTTGCTGCATTAATAAGTTCAGTTTGTTCTTTATAATTTTTTCTTGCTTCATCTAATGCGGTTTGGTCTTGTCTTTTTTTGATATTAAATAATTCAGTTTCAGTTGCTCCTTTTGCTTTTGCTCTTGCAATCTCTTCTGCGTTTCGTTGTGCTGAAACTCTATCCGTATTGGCGATTGCCGCGTTCATATTTTTTATCTTACTTGCGGTCTTATCACTCTCTTCACCCAAGGTCATAAAGTAACTAATTAACATACCTAATCCAACAACGATTGCTCCAATACCTGTTGCCACTAAGGCTCCTGAAAAAATCTTTACTCCTATTGCTCCTGCCTTCGCTTCAATACCAACTAACTTTAAAGCCTTACCCATCAATACGGTAGTTGCAGTATAAAGTTTTTCTATACCTGTAAGTTTCAATAATTGACTTCCTGTCTTCAATATATCATCACCTAACGCTTTAAATGAACCTTTAATTGCATCTAATTTAATACCACTGAATATTTTTACATTATCAATTAATCCTCCAACCTTACTACCTATATCACCAATAGGACCTGGTAATGTTCCAATAATTTCTGCGAAGTTGTCTGCCCCTTGTCCTGATGATTTGAGGGCATCTTCCATATCATTAATCTCTTCTTTTAACTTAGTCCATTCAGGTGTTCCTGCTGTAACATTCTTTAAATCCTTCTTTAATTGTTTTAGATTTGCTTGGGATGCCACTAATGACTTATTCATACTATTACCACTATCGGTAAAAGTTTTACCAAGATGTGCAATCTCTTTATCTATTGCTGCAATCTCTTCTTTTGAAATACCTGGTTTGGTCTTCTTCTTATTTAAGTCATCTAATATTTTATTATAATCTTCAAGGGAGTTGATTGTTGTCTCAACATTTTTTGTTCCTTCACTAGTATCTACTACTAATTTAACCTTGAACTCTTTAAAGTCTGCCATATTATTTTATTTTTTCTTTTAATCTTTCCTCCACTAATTCCAAAAAGTGTGGAGTTGCTCGTTTATCATTCTTCATTTCATTATATAATTCTCTACATTCATCAAATAATCCTGTCTTGAAGGCTCCTTCTGCTCGTAAAAGTTTCAATCCTATCTTACCTTGAAATGTTAGATATGACCTTGTTCCTTTTATGTTAGTTCCAATTTCATCACCCATAATTGCGTATGTATAACTCTCAACCCAATCACCAATCTCGTTGTAGTGTTTAGATAATAAGTAGTAGGCTTCGGGTCTTTTAGGTGATAAACTAATTGCTCTAAATAAAAAACTTCGTTGAATCCATCTTCTATTTCCTTGTAGTCCAAAACAAATTGATATTCTCAATAAACTTTCATAATGTAAATCTAAATCATTACCAAACTCACAGGTCTTCAAATAGAAACCAACCGCTGCTGCTGTCTGTCCTATCACCTCATACTCCCAACCCAAGTCAAATAATGTTTCTTGATTAGTTGGGAACATTATATATTGTTCTAACTTATCTTGTAATTTACTCATATATTAATTCTTTAACTTTATTTAATGGGATACGAAGAAGAAAAGCACAATTATCTTGGAAACCAAATGTGATAAGTAATTCACCTTCATACTCACACATACCCGTAGCGAACTCTACATCACCATTCATAAAACTAAATGAATTAGATATATGTTCTATGTTCCAATCTTTATCAAACAATACCCATCTATGAGTATATAATACATTTCTATTTTCTGCTGCGTTATACCATAACTTACATTGATGAATTATACATAAGTGTCCTTTACCAAAAGGTATTACCTGTGTTCCACCTCTTAAATCATTTAATTCTCCTATTTGTGGTTTAGATATAACCACCTCACTTGTATTTGTTTCTACATCTACTTTAACTATCTCTAATGGATTAGTCCATTTAATATAATGATATGGTAAATCTATAATGGGCATCCAATTCTTTTCACAATAAGATGTTGGGTCAGGCGCTTCAATTCTCTTTCTACTTACCTCATTACACTTTTCATCTATCATTGATAGTTCCATACGACCTTGTCCGTCAGTTTTAACATCTCGTCTTACTCCCGTCCAATATAATCTTTCATTCCACTTAACTATTCTTGCGTCTTCCAATCCATAAAACTCCCATACAGGCGTAATATCAAATTGACTTGTGTTAATAATGTTCCATCTATTAATATTAAAATTATCATCTAACCATACCCTCCAATTTCTTGTTTTTAATTTTACATCATTTTCAGGATTGATATACGCTAATGGTCCATACCTATTTCCATATATAATCTTATTTTCGCTGTGTAGGAGGGTGTAATTAACCGACCTTACATTTACTATCAACTCACCATTATCGTTGAAAATTGAGGGGTTGCAGAGACCAAGACCATCATTATAACTTGCGTCAATAATAAGTGGATGTATATTGCCTCCCATCTGTAATACTTTATTTACCATATATTGTTAATATAAACAATTAGTTCGTTATTATAAACAACCACTTTCACAACTTGCGTATGTGTCTAATGTAATTGTGTTTCCTAAATCTCCCGCTACTACTGTATATGTTGGTGATGTATATGTTCCTGTTGATGCTACAAAACAAGCAGCGTCTGTTAATGTTCCTCTATTACTCTGACTATATACATTTCCTGCGTCATCAAAACCACTACAAGAGGATAAAAGTTCAACCTGAACGTATATTTCATCTCCTGTTTCTACTCCCGTCCAAGTTCCACTTGATGTATTTTCTCTTGTTTCAACGGCTGTGCCATTAACATATAATCTCATTTGTCCGACTGCTCCACCTGTCTCACTATAAGTCCAAGCTATTGTTGCTGTTGAAACACAAGTTGCCGTTCCTGTTATTTCTCCACTACTATTAACTATCCAACAAGTAACTCCATCATAATATTTTCCTGCTCCCCATAAATTAGTTCTTGCTTCTTCTTGATATAATACACAACTTACCGCTAATGTGCTACAAGTTGTAAATACTTCTCTACTCATACTTTTTAATTTTTATAAATTACAATTAGTTTCATAATCGTTTATTGCGTCACAACAATCACTTGCGTCATATCCACAACAATATTGATAAACACAAACTTGTGTATGATTATATCCATACCAACTTGCTAAACTTACCTGTCCTGATGATGGTGGTTTATATGTAGAACAAGGATTAATTGCTACATATGTCCCATTCCTTGCTTCATTCAAACCAAAAGGTGATTGAGATGGAACACCTAATTCAATTCTAATATCGTCCATACTAATCTGTCCTGATGCTGGTAGTGCC